TCATTGTTTCTAACGTAAGAAAACCATTCTCCCTCTTTTTGTTCAAAATAAGTAGACAGCATTGATCCTTCACTTAAATCTGTAGCCAAGCTAACTACTTCCCAGCGAGCTTGACCAGTATTAGCAACAGTTGTGTTTGACTCGTAAGACATCGTTTTAAAAAGCTTGATTTCTAAAGGTTTAGTATTTAATACTCCTGTTACAGTACTGGAATAATAAACTCCATAATACTGATTTCTTGCATTATTAGTGTTGTGTCTATACAAGTTACCTCCATCAAAGGTGTATAAGTAACTATTCATTCCGATTATAAAATCAGGATTATAGCTATAGAATGAAGGCCATCCTATATTTCCTGTATTATATGATAAAGTATATTTTGCCATAATTAAGGTGTTACACAATTAACTCCGCTACATTCTTGTATGCTTAATATTTCATTACCCGCTCCTATTTGCATCATTCTAAATGGACCTGTATTAGTGTCAGTGCTGGTAGCCGCATATGCATACCATCCTGCTGCTACAGTAGATCCTAATATTACATCTCCTGGAGCAATACCTGCGTAAGTCTTACAGTTAGTTGTTTGTTTTATAGTTGGAATAGTTCTGTTTACTCCATCACAGAAAGTTGTACAAGCGGCTTGCATTCCTGAAATATAGATAGAGTTAGCACAGCTTGCGCAAGTGTTGATCGTGACAATAATTCCGTCTGAGGAAACCTCTATAGCTTGAGAAGTTAGAACCCCTCCTATAAGATTTGTAATACCATACCATCCTGCTGGTAATGGATTCTCTCCATAAGCATCAGTAAACACCCAGTCATGAATACCCATTTGCGTATCAGGTGTTGCTGCAATCGGCCCTCCTTGAGGAACTGGTCTTATAGGAATACCTAAAGTATTAACTCCTGCGTGAAAAATAGTAGAACTTTTAGTTGCTCCACACGCTGCATTTTCACTAACTTGAACAGCAGTGCCAGGAAATCCTGTTAAAAGAACTGGGCAATTTATTTCAAATTGAAAAAACGTACCTGAACAAGGTGCAGAAATCTCTATATCTACCGTAGTATCAGATGCTGATACAGGAACAGGTACAACCATAGTAGCATTATACACATTATATGGAGTAGTAGCTACTCCTGCAGAGGCGCAAGTATTTAAGGACTGGTCAGGAGAATTATTCCCGCTCCACGCAGGAATTGTGACTGTTTGCCCCATAGCCTGCTGAAATGTTCCTGATATATATTCAAATATTGGTACATTTGGCTGCGCCACACCGTTACTTCCATTAGCTGTAGTTATTCCGTTACTTCCATAAACCCCTACATTACAGTCAGAACAACAGCTACATGCAAATCCGCTTGCATCTTGATCGGCTGCCCCAATATATCCAGTTAAATAACCTCCTAATACAGACGAGTATTCAGAAGCTGTTGTGCCGTCAAAAGTCCAGGTTAATTTATCAGGAATAGGATTGTCATTAGTAGCACTCCCTCCTACGTTGAAATTTATAATAGCAGCTCCTTTTGAAGCTCCAAAATCAAAAGTTGCACGATAAACACCCAGACTACCACTGGCTGATATAGGGCCACCACACGGAATTGTGCATGAAGGACATGGGCTTGCCGCTAATAAAACTCCATTAAGCATTTGTCTAAATATTCCTCCTTGAGAATACCATCCATCAGCCGCCACTATAGTTAAAGCAGCGTCAGTATATACACTGGTACAAGTTGCGAAATTTAACCCATCATAATAATATTGTCCGTATGTTGCCATATTTTGCTAAATTAACAATTATTTATTAGTATTACCACTCCATTTACATTTACCTCCATAACTTGGTTGGTATTAAATTTATAAAACCCTGATTGAAGTATAGTAGCAGTTCCTGAACAAGCAATATCGGTGTAAATAATATCTCCCACCACTGGAAGCGCTCCTTGCCCTGTGTAATAATAGGTTTGATCTATTAACTGATTACACGCTATTGTAGGATTGTTGGCTGTTAAAGATGCCGCCACTCCTTTACAAGGAACAGAACAGTCACAACACGCTTCTTGAGAAGATGTTGCATCATAACACAGGTATTGAGAAGCTACCGTTCTTAAGTCATATATTAAATATAAATACTGATTAACATCTGGTATGGTAGCACTCGCTTGTACTCCTCTAAAAATATCTGCTGCAGGATTAGTAACTGTAACTTGGTTTAAAGATTGATTTAACAAAGAAGCTATATCTGTTTGATTATTAGCATATAGCGTGTTAGAAGAGAACCATTTTATTGTATCTTGACTTAAAGTAAAATCAAAATCATCACTTCCTATTTTATTTGTTTGAATAGACAGATTTACACCATTGTAAGGAAACACTCCTTGAGATCTAATTCCTGTTTGAGCAATCCACGCACAAGCAACTGTAGGGTCATTATTCATAACCACTGAATCACTGGAAGGAGGACTAATTTGAACTCCGTTGTCCCAGAAATACTCTGCATGTATAGTTTTTCCAACGTCATCTGGAGCGTTTAATACCACTTTTACTACGGTTATCTCCAGTTCTACTGGACATTCTACTAAAACAGTAAAGTCGCACACGCCAATAGGCGATAATGAGCAGCTTACCAGGTTAGGTGTGGCTGAGGTTTTAGGAATAGTAACAGTATAAACGCCAGGGGTTGTTACAGGGCTTGGAGTAGTAGTATAAGTAACTCCATTCCATACAGCATTAAAAGTACATCCACCGCTTCCTACGGTTAAAGTGATCACCACATTTCCAATTACACTACCCACATCTACATCAAAAAGAATATTTTGTGAACAAGTGAGGTCTTCTATAAGAGTACCACATGGAATAGCAGGTGTTGGAAAAGGAACGCTTATGTCATTTGTAGCTAAAATATATTCATCCATATAAGGATCATATCCTCCTAATTTTTGCGTATTTAGTGATAAATAAAACTCATCCCTAAACCATGAACGCATGCCTTGCTCAGATATAACACTTAGTTTGTCATTTTGCATTGAGCTTCCTGTAAGTTTTAATACCGCTCCTCTTTTAGTGTCAGTAAAGAACATTTCATTTCCCCACGCAGCAAAGCTTTCGGGGTTAAAACTATTTCCGTATTCCTCAATTCTGGCAACCTGCTCGCCTAAAACTTCAGGTACGGAAGTAACAGTTCCTCCCCCAATAGCATCTGTTAATATGTTTTTACCCGTCAACACATACGATATTCTATCTTCTTGTAATACTAAAATATCGGTTCGTCTGGCGTGTAATACTTGAATCTCTCCAAAGAAAGTTTCTAAATCTTTAAAGTTTACTAACCCTAAATTAAACTCATTTAAGTTGTTAAAATTAGCTGGGCCACTGTATATACCGCTATAGGTTAGCCCTGCAAATCTATCAGCTTCTTTAAACTCGCTATTAGAAACAGCTAAAACTCTTTCTCCTAAATTCAAAGACATGCCGTCTATTTTATCCATAATTTTCATACTCTCTACTCCATTACCAAATGAATAGCAATTTATAAAAGGTAAGTTTATGATAGAGGCTTGCGTAGGTGTTTGGTTTTGGTCCGAGGCGTTATTATGAACTATGCTGTAATCTTGATCAATAGCAGGGAAAATATTGGCACTCAAAGTTAAGCTTGTTGGAGAGTTAATTGTTGTGACAGTAGCTGTTGTAACTGGATTTGCAGTGGTGTTGTAAACAAAATCTCCTACCGCTACAGAGGCTGTAAATTGACCTGTAGAATCATTCAATTGGTTTACAGTAATAGGAGTAGTACTTTTGTTTTGAGCTACCACACTCCCTACCGAATGGTATCCTCCGATAATTGGGTAGCTTTTAGGAGAATCATAAAACAATTCAGCATTAGCTACAGTTGGCTTAGTTTCAAAAACCACTAAACTACCTCCTTGGATAATATTTATTTGAAGCTGTGATCTTCCTCTTTTTCCACTTCCTCTTCTTATACCTACTCTCCAAGCTAAATAAATAGGAGCATCAGGGTCGGCAGGATCGTCTGAAGCAAACTGAAAACTCCCCCACCATGATCCAGGACAACCAACACCGTTACCATCCACACAAGGAGGAACTATACTATTATAAAGAGTAGGGCAATCAGCAGTTGGAGAGGAAGCATTAGCTATATCTCCTAAAGCTGCACGATAGGTTACATTATAAGTTCCTCCATTTGCTGTGTCCCCATAATTTGTTCCTGTGTCTAAATCAGGATTGGCAGCGCTCCACCAATTATATAGATTTGTGAAATCTTGAGCGGCAGTAAAAGTTTCTTCATAATAATAGTCAATTGCCTCCACATTACTTCCACCTGGGTTTCTCCAAGCGTGATATTTTATAGTAATACTTGTACCAGCGGGAATAGCTATATTTGTTTTTGCTCCTGTAGAACCCCCCTGTACAAACTCGGTGTCATAATATAAAGGAATATTATCGACACTATAGCATCTTTTCTTTTTGTTATTTACATCAGATTCAGAATAATTCCATACAGACGGAATAGAAGAGTCGACAACATTAAAACTTAACGCATTTATATTCATATAAAAACCTGATGGCTGTGCAGCAGGAGTAGCGCCTGAGCCAGCAAAATCCTCAACCTGAGCTTTAGCTTGTAACACCTCTACTTGTACTTCGTCAATCATTGGGCCTAACGCGTCTCTTTTTACTAAAAGCAAGTCGCCTGTTTTTACCTTATCGGCATTATCTCCCTGCAACTGACACCAATACGTGCCATCTGTCGATTGAACAAAAAAGTTAGTATATATAGTGTCGTAATTATCAGCACTTGGTTTAACTACATATTTCCATCGCTTAGCCCAATAAGGAGGCGTGCTTTCTAATGTAACCTGCATTCTGTTTCTTAATATGCTATTAGCTGGAGGAACAAATTTAGTATTATTAGGAGATACTATCACAGTGGATGCTCTGGCATACTCATCCATATATACCAACCCTACCTCATAATCACGATTACTATGCAAGCTTCCCTGGTCAGCTTCAGTGTAAAAAGATATGTTTACATCTGCGATAGTAAAATACTCATAATCGCTTACCGTATAAGTCCCGTCATCATACTGAGATTCCATCGCTAAAGATGTTAATGTGAAAGTAGTAGACCCTGGACCTGTTATATCTAAACCAAAACCTTCTTGGTTAGTAGAGCTGTTTATAGAGCTAATAACTTTAGTAAAATTAGCCTGAGTTGTTACATTAGTATTAAAACTGTCTGTCAAAGAGTATCCTGCAGAAGCTGTTGCCATGGGCTGAAAATTAACTCCTTGAACTGTTCCTATAGCATTTTGAAAATCATCTGACATTAAAAAATCATACACTGATGAACTTCCCGTATAGTCTTGACTTAAATCTACAAAACACTCTACATCAATAGTTCCGCTATTAATTGTAGAACTCCACGAATTACAAGCTGGAGACGGAGTTCCGCTGTTTGTACATACTGTATATCCTAAAGTGGTGTTATTTAAAGCTCGTGCATTAGTTGTAGCTGAACGTAAAGACAAGTTAATAACAAGTTGCGCTCCACTTTTTAATTCATCTTTAATACTGTCTAAGTCAACTAAGGCTGAAGCCTGTTGGACAGTCGTAGAGTTTAATGGGTTTATACTATATAGTTGGCTGGATAAAGTAGGGTAAGGTATATAAAAAACCCCTATTTGATCGGCTAAAACTGCAACAGTGTAATTAGGTGAGATTTTTGCACCCTCTGATGAACCTATGGAAATATTATAACCGTCTATATAATTTCCATATACTAAGCGATTAGCCATTATTGTCTGGGCTTTAGCTAAGCGAGGCACGTTATCATATAATCTTAATATCTCATCACTCCCTAAAACTGTATATATTTTACTGTTAGAAAATTCTATAGTTCTATCTTGATTATCACCCCATCCTGCTTGCTGTTTGTTGTAAGTGTCTATTTTAAATATAGTAGTACTGTTAGAAAATTTATATAACAAATCTACTTCTATTACCCTGTTTGATCCTGTATTAAAAGTTACTTCAGCTCCGTTAAATCTATTTTGCATAGATTCATTATTATAATTCTCATAACTAAAAATAAATCTTCCTGGCTGAAAAGCAGGTAAAGTGAATAAAGAGGTGGCACTATATTCAAAATTTAAATACCTATATCTATATGCGAAAGAAATAAATTTATCTTCCATGTAATTTTCTTGATTAGGTATTTGAATTAACCTAACATTAGGAGAAGTAAGGGTTTCTGAATCAGGAACAGCGACCAATGCAGCATCTTGAAACCCTGGAGGTTTTACAATAACACTAATATCTTCTTCTTGAATTTGATCTACACCGTTTCCGTCTACAGATGGATAGTTAAAATTTACATTAATTTTACGCGGTGGATTATAGTCGTCTGTCCAAAACAATAAATCTTCAATTAAATCTACCCCTGTTATAAGATATGAAGGGTTAAAATTTAAAACACTTGTACTTTCCACATGATACGTGGTAACTTCAGTAGTTGTGTTATAAGAGACAATTAAATCCGCAGGACTTGGAGGGTTAGGAGCTTGAGGATTATTCGGATCATGAACAAACCAATAAATAGTTTCATTCATTCCATCTTCTAACGCTCCAATGCATCTTGCTTGAGCCGATAACACTACTCCTCTAAAACGAAGACCTGTTAATATCTCATTCCCTTTGGAATTTTCTACAGCTCCAATTTCTGTAGTTTCAGTTGCTCCTATCCTTACATTTAACGCATCAACATATTCGCCTGGTGGAAGTATTCTTTCATCCACAGACTTATTCATCCTGCCCTTTATAAAAGTTGAAATACTTTTTATATCCATATTACTTTATCCATTTATCCTGACCTCTTAAATTCATTAATAGTCTGCCAGGATGTATATTGCTTAGTCTAATTTTAGCGTTTCTTAATAAAGAAGATTTGTCTTTTCTTGCTCTATTGACTACATACTCTTGAACTCCTAATCTGCCGTTTAATAATGAATATCTGATAAATGCATATAGATAATCTTCAAATAATTTATTAACACTTATATTAGCATCGTCTCCACTTTCCATACCATCTGAAACATATTCCAATACAGCTGTCCTTCCAGACATTGAGGAGTCAAAGTTAATAACACCCGCTTGTTTATTGATGCTAAATGTAGGGTTTATATTAGCGGTCTCTGTATTTAAACCAAACCTTCCTCCTATCGAATAATCAAAATACCAGCCGCCATCTATAAAATAACCTAATGAGTTGTGATAAGGACTGTCTACATTTAAATAAATAGACCTCTTAGTACCTTGTATACGGTCATATGTTAAAGAAGAATATTCAGGCTTTAAAACATTCCCGTCTTGATCAAAAAGTATTCTTGCATTATTATCTTGTAGATATGCTCCTGCCCAGTTTGTTTGGATATTTTCAGTCATTGGATATAATACTCCGCCTTCATATAAGGAAATTCTAACCCAATTCACATAATCTTGAGGCATTATAAATCTCAAATCTTCACCTACCTCAAGTTCTAATATTTTAATTTCTTTCATGGCATCATAGTTTAACTCTTGAATACCTCTTTTAGCATAAAACAAAACCTGATAACGATTAATGTTATTTAATAGCTCATTGTTTCCTTGATATATAAGCATAAAATTACTTACCACTTCTTGTAAAGTAACATATTGATATGACCCCCAGTTTTCATTTTCTGGATTTACACCACCGTTTTCGTAATATTGATAATCTGTTATATAAGCCATATTATTGTGCGTTTTCTTCTGTATTTTCTTGTGTTACCCCTGTTGTTCCAAAAGTATAAACATCTTCTTCTCTTATTTCTATCCCCACGTATTGACATATTTTTGCCACCAGCGTTGGCTCGTCAGATAACGGCAGCTCGAAATCTTGATAATCTGCCTGAGTATCATTAAAAATTGGAGTCCCTTCACTGGCTGAAATAATACTATAAGTCCATTTAGGAGGTAAGGGATAGCGTATGTATTGCGTCTTAACACTTCGAGATCCATCAATAGTTGAAGGATACACTGTTATTGTATTTCCATCTAAAACATAAGCAGGAAACTGATTGCTTGGTGCTGTTAAAGGGGAGCTGGTAAGATAAAATAACTTGTTCTGGCTCACTCTTTCTACCTCAGCTACATTGGTGTTTGAATAAATAATATAAGCATCATTTAAGTTCATAATATTTGCACTAATAGAAAGCGTTGTAGAATCATCTACTGCTGTAACATAACACTGATTCCCAGTAGTGGTATTAACTATAATACTTCCTACAGGAGGAGTGTTAGGATTGGTTAAATTAGAAAATGCAGCAGTGGAATCGGTTAATTTAAAAGCCGCAACAAAAGTATTAGTCCCTGACGCTAAAGAGTTTGGGTAATAAAATAATTTATTAATTAAATAGTAATCTGCAGGGAGAGAATAAGTGTTAGCCACTCCTACTTGTGTAAGAAAAACTTCTTGAGAAAACAAATCAATTACTTCTTCTAAGTTTTTTACTATATCTGCATAACCGCTACCAGAAACCCTTAGGTTTTGTTTTGTAACCCAATTATTATATTGGTAAAAATAATCCTCAAACAAATCCATTTGAGCTTGCTGACAGTATAGATTAAAATCCTGTGGACTTATATATCCATAATTGTTTTTGTTAGCTATTGCTAATACAGTATTTCTTACATCATCTATCATAAGGAGATTGTTTGTACAAAGATAAGAAAAAAAAAGAGGCCTTATTTTTTTTAAGACCTCTTCTATTTTCAGTTAGCTTAGATTAAACTACATTGATCGTAAGTACCTTACTTGGTGGTAATTCCCACTCGTATTTTACTAACGGCCACGCTTGTATCAAGGAAGCTTCTACTGCGTCTTGAAAAGCATCTCTCATCATTTCATCACCAGCCGCTACTGCAGCATGTGTGATTTTTACTGCTATACCACTTGCCCCACCATATTGAATATTAACTTCACTGTTGATTGGGTCAGCTGCTGCATTTTCTACTAATACAACTCCAGAAGAAGCAATTAATTGCTTTGATGAAGCTGTTGCAGAATAAATGATAAAGCTTTTAGCATTTCCTACGCCATTACCTTGTGTTGCTCCAATAGGAGTTAAAGACAAGATATTAGCACTATCAAGAGCTGCTACAGTATACATTCTGTCATCAGTTGTATCATGGAGAATATCTCCTACTGCTACTCCTGATGAAAATGCTCCCGTATCTTCAACTTTATCGTTTCCTGATTGATCACCTGTGGATGTTCCTGTTAATGCGACATCTTGAACATCAACTTCTACAAATTTTTGCATTGAACTCTGCATTACGCTATAGCTATGCCGCTCACTGCGGAATTAGGAACGTAGTCATAAGATACCTCAGTCCAGCCTGTCGCAAGGGCTTCTACCATAGCATCTTGTACTGCGTCTCTCATTGCTTCGCTTGAAGCAGAAATCGCTGCGTGTGTAATAGTCACAACCTTACCAGAGCCATAAGCCATAGTTACAGTTGTAGTAGTCGCTTGTTCTACTAATTTTACATCCAGTACAGAAACAAGTTGTTCTTGTTCATTTGTTACTGGAATTTTTAAAAATTTTTCCATAATAAATAATAACATTAAAGGTTATATGAGAATATTCTCCCCACAAAGATAAGCTTTATTTTTCTTTCTTATTTAGGTATTTTTTCAACAACTTAAATGTTTCCAGACCTTCATCAGACTGCATATATGAAGCTACAATATATGAGTAATCTTCTCCATAAGGCACAGTTAAAAGTTTCTTTTTGTTTTTAGGTAAATTGAAATAAACATCTTTATTTTGATTTCTTAAACTTAACAGTTGTCCATCAAAAAATTGGTAAACCGTATCTTGTAAATCAAGCATAGGGTCATTAAGAATGCTCATAAAGTCAGCAGGATCATTTTTAGCAAAAACTAAAATATCTCTTTTTAATTCAGGGATGGTCATTTTATCCACATTGCTTCCCATAAGCACTCGGCTAACCATAATTAGTTTATCTGTAGAGAGTTGTTTAGCCGCAATTTGCGCATCTAATTCCTTTTCTACCCTTTCTAATTCCTGAGATGCATCTGCTTCTTTATTAACCTCTTCAAAAACCTGTCCGTTTTGAGGATGGTAATGTAGAAATTTTTGCAAGACCTGATTTTCTCGTTGAACAACAAGCATTCCGTCTTCAAAAACTACAGGTTCTAAAATTGCATTTCCATCTTGCTCATCTTCAAAAGGTGATTTTTGATTACGCGCATAACGTAAAGGTTTGTTTACTCCTGTTTCTGCATCAAAATGTAATAAGGGTGAACGCCTCGAATGTCGGGAGGCTAACATATAGGATAAAGGTTTTCTGTTGTTTGTTAACCTATAAAATTTGGTAGTATATTTTTCTTTTTTCATTATAATATAATTTAATTTAATTTAAAAATAAATATAAGGGGAGCTTTTACACTCCCCTAATATTAGTTAATTCAACTTATTGCTGGAATAAGAAGAAGTTGTTTGCACCTAAAGTACATACTGCTCTTTCACTTAAGAAATTCACTGTCATTGCATCTAAGTCAGATGTTCTTGCTCCACCAGCTGA